GCTTTTATGGTAGGAGATCGAGACCCCAATCTCCGCCATAATCGCAAGGTAGGCGCGAGCAGTAGGTTCGTGGGCGATAGCAATATCGTCCCCGAGAAGGGCATAATCCTTGAACAGCCCGGTAACTCCCGCTCGTCGCGCTGCCAACTGGACCACGACATGATGTGTGAGAGCGAAAGCCGCCCACGAAGATAGGGTCCCCATTGGTTGACCGACCACGTACCGGATCGATCGCCCATCAGGGCACCTATAATCGCGTTCTGTAAGGATGGAGCGCCACAGGAATCCAAGTCTCTTCCCGTAGGCCCTCAGGAGGTAGTTGAGGACTACGGCTTGAAGAAACGCTGGAAATCTGTCAGTTGCACTGGAAAGGTCGTAGCAAAACAGCTTCTTCCCTTCCGCCGTCCACCTTTTAACGGTCTCTGCCCCAGACTCTTGAGAGAACGTTGCGTCCATGGGGATGGAACGTAACGCACTCATCAGGGCGTCATGGAGCGGTCGCATCGCGACCTGAGTCCAATAATCGGAGATGGCAAAGATCCGAACTTTCCCATGTTCGGGCTTTAGCGCAACTCGCCCGATTGAAAGCGCCGTCCTGAGGCCTTCAACTGAAGCTTCTCCCACTAAGGCAGACATTACCTTAATGGAAAGAGCAACAGTTGACAGGATCTTAAGACCTTCTTCCGAGCCGGGGTCGGTTTGGACTATCCAACTCCGAAGCCAGTCACCGGTAGCCTTGGTTAAGGCTACAGCGTCCAAATGAGCACACAACATAGCATGCCCATTCGGTCCTGCACGATTTGAGCAGATGAGTGAGTGAGGCTTAAGCCTTAGGTTGGTTAAACCCAAGGACTTAAGTATGTCGACGTAGTTACCGAAGAACTCTCCGACGAAAGAACTAGGGAGGTCCACCCCTGGTTCAGTAATCTTTGAGTAATCCGGGCTAAATCGACACTTTCCTTTGTACAAGGTGAATACGGAACTGAGGAATATCGCCAAGGCGCAGTCTAATCGCCCTGGTGAGTTCCGAAGCCGCGTTCTCAATGACAAGGGAAGGACCCTCACCGGAAACCCGTACCGATCCACCTTTGCACCCCCCTGAGGTACAGGATCACCTACGAGATTCTTGATAAGGATCCAACGGGCGTTCTTGAAATAGAGAATCGCGAACTTCAGGCCTCGTTCACGCTTCATCTTGTCGAAGGCGAGTTTCACCCATTTACCCTCCTCCATGCAAGGGACGCTGAGAATCTTCTCCAAGAGGAGAAGACCTTTTAGCGGTTGGGCAACCGCCCAGGTCCTAAGACTCAGGGTCCGAAGCATTCTAACAAATAT